CTATATAATAGTAAGACTTTTTGACCAAAGTTACACGGTTACACCGGTTACGGCTATTTTGACCTTTTTTCTTTTTCTTATTTTCTGGCTCTATATAAAGAGAACGGCGTTAAATACGTTGCCCCGTGGGCCGTGAATGCTGCTGCACGTGTCGCTTTTGGATACATACGGGACGTGAGCCGCGGCTCATGATCTGTTAGACTTTCTTTCGGCCCGGCCTGCGTAGACTCCTAAAGCGTTTACTTTGGCCGAAGTAAGCGGATCAAACGGCGTGGGTCGGGCCACCTCCTCCAAAAGAAAAGGGCCCCGAAGGGCCCTTGGTTTAGTCTTATTTTTTTTAAAAGTTATTTCTTTTTAATGCCCACGTTGCCGGAAGTGTCGATACGCATTCATCCCATCGGGGACAAAATGTAAACCGGTATCTCAAAGCCGGTGTTTTGAAAAGTCTGCGAAGCAAAGGTTCGGGCGATGTCGGGGCTATCGAAAGGCCCAAACGTTTCGGCAGCCGCGGGGCTTCGATCATCGTCGCCTTCTGCTTCGGGCACCATGTTCAGCCACCAGCCGGGCTCATCGAAGGATTCAAAAATCATAGCATGTCTTGGTTCGCTCATAGTCGGTCCTCATAGTCTTTAACGGATGGAATTTCTTGGTTCTCTTCTTCCGGCTCTTCGATTTCTTGCCAGACAAGGGCGATCACATAGGCCGGGTTAAAGCGCACCGTCGTTTCGTTGGTTAGGATGATTTCCAATTTGGTGTCATCCCATGTCCACGTCTCGACATTGTTGTAAACAATTTGCGAGCCCGCGCCCGGGTGCATATCAATCGTTAAAACTTTCATGTGTTGTCTCCATTGAAGCTTGCCCGCTTCATCGGTTTCGTTCTGAAGAAGCCGTCGTATTGCGGGTAGTGGTGCATAAACAATCGTGCGTAGAGCGCGATGTAATCGTTGCTGATTTTGTAATCGTCCCCGGTGGTAACGATCATGGTTTCCCACCGGATTCGATTGACGATAAGCCAAGCGGATAGGCGGCGATGCCCTTTACCAATCGCTTGGAAGGTGAAGCGTTTAAACAGATCATAGAACTCGGGGTTCTGTTTGTGCCACGCCCACCATTTTTCTTTGAGGTCTTCAGCCATTGACCAGTGCGTATGCGACAGCCGCTGCTACCCCGCCAATGACGGCCAACAGCGTATGGTTTTCCCAGAAGCCCTTTGGGCCGTGGTCCGTGTCCTCTGGTGCGAAGTCTTGGACCTGTCGTGCGGCATCCACTTTATTGACAGTGTTATTAATTTGACGCAGCGGTTGCTTCATCCACTCTGGATCGTTGCCTTTCATGAGCCAGCCCATGACTTGGCCACGTTCCCAGCGGTTGACGGTCTTTGGTCCGCGGTCCCCGGCGCGTGGCACTTTGACGGGTTTAGGAAAGTCAGTGTGCTTTAAACGTCGGTAGATGGTTGGCTTTGATACGTTAGCGATCTTGGCCACTTCGTCGAGTGTGAGTAAGTCTTTCATAGCAATCTCCGTGTTGTGACTTCACGGGTATTGTATGCGACTTTATTAGATAATGTCAATCAGTGAATATTATCGGGGGCGTCGTGCGTGACTTCTATAAAGCCTTCGGCGTGTTGTGCTGCGTTGGCTATACAAGAGGAGAGGAGCCCCATCGCTGAAGGGGTGTCGGGCGACACGGCGATTAGGTGGGTGATGATTTGAGTCAGGGCTCCCCCGAGAGCGGGGCCTTTCTCAAGGCCGCGTTGATCGAACTCAGCAAGAAGATCAGCGGTTTGTTCAGCAGCTTCAAAGAAGTGGTCTTTCGCCATTTCTTCAGCCACTGAGTATTCGCTGCCATGCTTTTTCAATTTCGTTAAGCCTTTGCTTCTTGTCATCTGGTTCCATCGTATCATTTTCCTCAATTTTTAACAGGGTTTCGTTTACAACCCTATTAATTTGTGATACGGCCCAGCTCCAATCTATCTCGCTTACGCGCTTATCGGCTTCCATAACGACTCCTCAAATTAAAAGCCCCTAGATGGGGGCAACCATACTAGGGGCAGAGTCAACTACGGAGAACATGGGCTTCATGTTCGAGGTCATTATAGACACATCTGTATGGGATAAGCAATAGTTAATCGCATACATTAGCTGTTGATTGGGTATTCTGCCCCGGGAAAACTATCTAAGATGGTTAATACGCAGCGATCACACTTTCTTTCTAGGCGATCTTTTGTTTTTTTCACAACTTTAAGCGGCCCTTCGCACTTCGGGCACTGGTTTTGCATCAATCGGCGGTGAATATCACCGTTGCTCTGCAACTCTATCCGAGTCATTCTTCTCTGCCTGCTCTTTGTACCACTCGAAAACAAGGCGCAACTGCCCACCGATGGTCCGGCCCTCGGCTTTTGACATTTCTTTTATCTCTTCATACACCTCTCGTGGTACGAGGATGCTTTTCCAGCGTGTTGTATCCATTAATTCCTACTCCAGAGTACCGGATTATCTACGATAATATAGGAGATTATGCAAGAAGGCAAGAAAAACCCCGCCGAAGCGGGGTTAGTCGAGCAGTATGGAGTTGTTATTTTGCTTCGCCCCATGAAGGTCCGATCTCGACATCGCACTTGCTGGGTACTTCAAGGGGTACAGCATCCTCCATCACCTTAGCGATCTCGTGTGCCTCGTCAATACTTTTCACTGACATGGCAATTTCGTCGTGGATTTGGATCATGGGCAGCTTACCCATCTTGTACAGGTCCACCATCGCTTTCTTGGTCATGTCGGCAGCCGATGCTTGGATCAGGCGGTTGAGCGCTTTGTACGTGTACGCTCGCTTCAGTCGGGTTGTCGCTCCGTAGGTGTCGATAGCTTCTTTGTACGGCAGCGCCTTATTCATGGCGAACGTATCCGGCTCCCATAGATCGAAGCGGCACTTGCGCCCAAGGATGGAGCGCAGCGAACCGCCGGACGATTTCTCGTTGAGCCGGTTCATGACGCCTGTCATCAGTCCTTTAACGAACGGCACCCGGTCATGGTATTGCTTTACCAGTCCCTTGGCTTCCTCCACAGGGATGTCTAGCTGCTCTGAGAGCTTGTTTACCCCCATGCCGTACATCATCCCAAGGTTGATCGTTTTGGCCTGCTTACGTGGAATGCTGGCCATCTCAGCCACCATAGTGTGGAAATCTGTCTCCGGATCGTTGGTGTACGCGTCCACAAAGTCTGCCGCGCCGTCCAGTTCGATACCTCGCATTTTCCCGTATACATGCGCATAATGGGTCAAGATGCGTGGTTCCTGCTGCGAGAAGTCAATGGCAGCCCACTGCTCCCCTTCTTCCGGGAGGAACAGACTACGGATCATAGGACCAAGTTCTGGGTCGCGGGCCGGGATTTGTTGCAGGTTGGGGTTGGACATTGATATGCGGCCAGAGACTGTGCCGCCATCGTCGGAGCGAATTTGATTGATATGACTGTGTATTCTGCCGTCAGCGTGGCAGTGCTTCATGATGGTGTTGATGAAGGTGCCGGATGTCTTGTTCAGATTCCGCGCTTGGACGATGAGCTGCGCGAGGGGATGATTGTTTTCTTGGAGGAAGAGCTTAGTGAAGCTCGGTGCGCCTTTTTCGGTTTGTGGATAATGGATGCCGACTTTATCGAACGCTTTAGCGAGCGACTGCGCAGCCCAGATTTCCACGTCTCCGCCAACGATATTCTTAATTTGCTTGAGGACTTCCCTCTCTCGTTTGAGCAGACTATCCCTCGTTCGCTCTACCCGGTCAGTATCGACGCGGACGCCTCGCATGGTCATGTCAACGAGACATGGGAGGAGATCAAGTTCGAGATTTGCGATAGGCCAAAGGTCTTCTTTGCTAAGTTGTGCGGAGAAGAAGTTCCAGAGTTCGAGGGTCAGTTCAGCGTCGCCTTCAGCGTAAGGTCCAACATACATGGCTGGCATCTTCCACATTTCAGCTTTCGGGTCGATTCCGAACTCCCGGGCAGCCTCGACGAGGGCCTTCTCTGACTTCACCTTGTTAAGGTGGTCATAAGCTAACGCGTTCAGGCTGTAGCTAAACCTGTTCTCGTCGAGCAGCGATGCGACAAGCATGGTGTCGATGACGCGGCCTTTGACTTCAAAGCCCATCTGCTTGATCCACCCAAGGTCGTACTGGGCGTTGTGCATAATCTTGTCTGCCGGGCACTCGAATACTTTCTTGAGCCACCGGTTTACAATCTTCTCATCTAAGTTTCCGCCGCCCATGTGACGCACGGGAAGGTAGCCGGACCAACCGTCTACTGCGACGGCATAGCCCACCACTTCCCCGTCCCCGGTCGGCCAACCCGGACCATTTGTTTTTAGGTTCGGGTCGCGTGTTTCGACGTCGATGGCAATCTTAGTTGCCGACGTGATGTCCGGAAGTTCAAGCGGCGGAACCCACTCACTTTTTGGTGCGAACATCGTCATTTGTAATCCTGCCATTACCTTCTCCACCCAGCGCAGCGTAGCCGCATATATCTAGCCATGAGTCTTCGTGTGCTGGTGTTACTATTAATCGTGCGAGCTTAACAGCGATCATGCACTGATAGACCTGCTCTGGGGTGACGTCAGTCTCAAGAATGACTGACCATAAATTAGCTATACGCTCGTGGTTTTCGTAAGCATCACCATAGTCTGCGGCCCGCTTACCATTAATTATGCGCTCTGCTTCTTGTAAAATTTCTCTTCGCTTCATCAGTCCGCCTTCACAAATTCTTTGCGCTCTTTATCCCACTCGAACCGGACGCCTTCGATTTCCTCGTCTGGAATGCTGGGGTCGGTCCACCGCGCTTTGGCTCGGTAGTGAGCAAGATCAGCCACGCCGTTCGCTTCAAACAGCTTGCGACGTTTTTCTTCGTATTCTTTCCATTCAGTCCATGACATTTTCATAGGTCATAACTCCTTGTTACATCTTCGGCGTCTACGATGTACAGATTACGCCGTGTTCTTGTGACGCCAACATAGAACACGCGGTGCATGTCATCAGGATTGATGCGCATTTCATCATCGGCTGCTGGGCTGAGGTCCGTGAATAACACGACGTTATCCGCCTCACCGCCCTTTGAGCCGTGGATCGTGGATGCTGTTATGCGGGGGATGCCGTTAAATTTCTCGCCCCTGCGCAGCAGTGCAGTGATGTAGGCCCGGTCAGTCTCGGGCAGTTTGTCCATGGCCTCGGACCAAATCATGTCGGTGGTGGCCAGCAAGCCGTGGTCGGTAACCAAGTCTCCCATTTTCACGAGGTCGGTATCGTCGATGCCGGGCAGCTTTTTGTAACCTCGGGTAACACGATTACCGGTAGACATGTAGCTGTAGATGATCCGTGCTACTTTTCCGGACACTTCTTTGCCTTTACGTAATTGTTCCCAGCCGTTGATGGCTTCGCTGACTTTTTCAGCAATGGACCGTTTGCCACGGTACGTGAAGAGGTATCCGCCGGACTTGAGGTCGTTGTAGACGGGCTGTAGTTGGTAGGCTGCCTGCGACAAAATCAACCAAGACCCTTGCGTCATGTCGAGGGAGTTAATAGTGTTGATCCGCGCCACTTTCCCGGGCTCCTCACGGGGCTTGTATACCTTTGGGAATCGTCGGGAAATGCGGCGCACGACACCCTCCGCAATGTTGTGGACTGATGACGGAATGCGGTACGACTGCGATAGAGTTTCGCTACCGCCCGGTAAGTTAATGAAGTGGTCCACGTCAGCGCCCGCCCAGCGGTATATCGCTTGGTCATCATCGCCTGCGCAGTACATGCGCTTGGATTGCTTATCCAGAATATGAGCGATGTCCCACTGTAGGGGACTGAGGTCTTGTGCCTCGTCGAGGAAGCACAGGTCGAACGTAGGGCAGAACTTGTCGGCACCTTTGGCAAAGTGTTCGAGCATGTCCGTGAAGTCGTACAGGCCCATGGCGTCCTTGTATTCGCGTAGGCTTTTGTCCACGTAGTTGACCGTGTTCCAGTCAGGTTCGATGTTGCTCATGTTGTACTGCTCGCGCAGCGGTGCTTTGCGCAGCCGGGCTAAGTTAATCAGGCCAAGTATCGGGTCGCTGCTGGTGACAAGGGTGGGAATATCTTCATCGAAGTTGGTGTTCTTGGCGCTGCCTAGTGACACGCCAATGCTTTTACTTAGCTCCCGGTAGTGTTCATCCTGCATTACCTGCTCTGGGCGTATGTCAGTCATCGTGAGAGCCAGACTGTGCAACGTTCGGAAGAAGATAAGGTCTTTCTTAGGGTCGAGGTTAAAGCGCTCTGAGGCGCGTTCCTTGGCCTCGTTGGCGGCCTTGCGCGTGAAGGCTAGGAAAGCGATCCGTTCTGGTGCGATACCCTTTTCGAGTGCGTCATCCACCATGTTGAGCAGGGTCGTAGTTTTACCCGTGCCCGGCGGGCCGAATATTCTAAACATTATAGCGCCTCTAATTTTCTGACAATCTGGCGGATGCGCTCCCGGGACAGGTTCATTCGTCTGCCTATGGCGGCAAACGTCATACCGCGCTGGTACATCTTTAGAATTTGTTTATTGCGGTCTGCAAACTCAGGCTTGGTCAAAACGGTGCCTCCCCTTGATTACCAAACTGCGGCGGATCAAGGTCAACCTCCACGCTGTCGAACGCAGGGATTTGCCAGACGCGTACTGCTCGGCCTTTAATCTTCAACACTATGCTTTCACCGTTGATGTCGCGTAGACGCTGGGCGATCTTGTGCGACTTGTACTCAAAGAACTTATTCTTGCGCAGAAAAGCTTCAAAGTCTTTGAGCCGGAAGAAGGTGATGCCCTGCTCTTCATCGGTCCATGGGCGGCGTAGCAGGATTTCTTCTTTGTCCTGCGCTTGCTGTAAGTGACGGCAGAACTCTTCAAGGTAATCATAGAACTGACCACTGATACTGGCATCCTGAGCCACTTCTATAATCGCGCTTTCGTTATCACGCATTTCGGAAAGCAAGGTGCTGATCCTGCTTTCCCACATTGTTTTCTGCACTGACTGCGGCATGAAGTTAAGTTGCTCCATGCAAGCCTTCTGGAACATGGCTTGATTCATCAGCGCGTCGGTATCTAGCTCCAGCGGTTCGCCATTCACGTCCATAAACCAGACGGGCGGGGTAGAGTTATATTTACGGAGGTTTGCGATGGTTGCGCCAGCTACCGCAGCGCCAACACCAAACTTGCGGGTACGACAAAGCTCTTTGTTGCAATGTGAATTGATCGGAGCGTCGCTGCATTTGTAAGCGTAATCTTTACGGTCTAGTTGCTTGGCAACTATGTTGACCTCTGGCAGCGGTAACGGCGGAGCAAGATGCTCCATGTTGTACTTGAGGATTTCGGATTCCCAACTGTCCGGATATGCCTTGCGTAGGTACACCCCGATGTTGAATAGACCATTGTTTCTTCCCCCCTCGCTGATGCCAGACTTACACAGTATCTGCAAACAGGGTGGACCGTCCTTCAGTAGGTCGGTCTCGCCGCTGCCTACTATCTGTAGCTTAACTATCTCTTCAGGAGTTTGAACAAAATTATCGTAAAGCCCGTAAAATTCTTCGAGCGTCGCGGACGTTCCATCGTCTAAAAAGGCATAGCGCAAGCCGCCCTCGTGATCGTAGTAAGGCAGGTTTAGAAAGTTACCTACGTCACCACGGTCGAGGTGCAGTTTAATTTGCTTTGGGAATATCTCACTGTCGCCGTAGCCGAGGGCCGCGGACATATTTTGCAGAGCTTTCTGCATGTCTTTTGCTTCTACCCAATTGGCAGAAAACAGGAATAGGTGTGCGCCGCCGGACTTTGACCGGCATATAACGAGGGGAAGTTTAAGCTTCCGGATTTTGTCGATGAGCAACTTGTGATCCAGCGGGTACTGGTCGATGTCGATGCAGCCCCACTTACACATGTTGTCTTCGTTGATGGGTATGATACCCAGACCACTTCCTTTGCCGGAGAGATGGTTTTCCCACAGAGCCTTGGTCCGTGGTTCACGCAATACGCCAGCTTTGCCCTTGGCCTTACCATTGGCCCCGGTATTTTCTATCTTGAAGTAGCCATATGCTTCCTTCAGACCATCAAAGATGGCCATAAATTTTTCTACTGACATTGTTGCCCCCATACGGAAAAAGCGGTGAGGCCGAAGCCCCACCGCAGCGATTACTTAGAACGGTGTATCTTCACCGCCCGCTTCATCGTCCGTATGCTTAACAACAACGTCACCTGCGGTGATGCTGTCAGCAAAACCCTTTGCCCGAGTGTAAAGGGCGGCGTCTTCAATGGGGCCTTCTACTGACATTTCCCAACCGTGCCACGAGCCTTTGGAGTTTTCCTCAGACACCGTTTTCAGGTTGTAAATGTGGGAGAAGCGCGGGGGCGTAAACGGCCCATTCGCACCCATCATAGACCGAGAGGCCATCATGCTGTTCCATTTACGCGACTTCTTGAGCTGCGTAGATTTCATTGCAATTAGTGCCGTCTCGTGCGACCCGTCCTCGTTGAGGAGTACAACGAAATGCTGATGCGTCTCTTCGATGTAGTCGCCATCCCCTCCGACAACGTAATCCTTGTTGTCATCGGGTGAACGCTCCGTCTTAGGACGCTCATCTGAGGGTTCGTAAATTGCCACGGGCGCACCGCTTCCGCTGCCACGCGGAGCCCACTGGATGAACCGTCTTTGGTAGGCGCATGGCACAACTCGGATGCCAGCTTTACCTTTGAACAGCGCACCAGTAACGGTGTTGTATATATCGCCCTTACGAGCCTCTTCATTTTCGTCGAGGACAGGATCGTTGCCGGATAGTACCTTGAGGAAAGGAAGCGCTAAGTCTTCTTGCCCCATGTTCTCCATGCCACGGCCTGCATCGGCCTCAAACATAGCTGCATCAAATGCAGCCACTTCATTTTTGCCAGCTTTGGCTACTGCTTTCGTACTCATTTTTTACCTCGCTTGATAACTGCGCGTTGACCAACCCACGCCCCGAAAAGCTCCATAGGAAATTCTTCACCAGCTTCCACACGCTCTTTAACGAACGCACGGAGGGTCTGGGGATGAACCTCTGTCTTTTGCTCTGGGGTATACCCTTGCTGCTGCGCAAACGCAGAAAAGGCACTGGCAAGATCGTCCTCTCCACGGCCAAACTGGCAGGCGACAGTATTCTTGATAATGTCGTCGTACCCGTTATCGCGTAGCCACTCGTAAGCTTGAGGACGGTTTTGAACGAGGATCGAAGCTCCATACGTTTGCTTGATGTCAACGGTGGAACCGTCGTCCAAGACAAACGAAGTAAGTCCGATTTCTGCCAGCATTGCAGGCATGTCCTCGTCAGTAAGTTTCAGAAGCGCCTTCTTCTCCTCCTTGAGCTGTGACTCAAGGTGGTCAATCTGGGCTTCCTTATCGCGGATGGTTCTGGCCAACGTAGCTACCGAAGTTAAGCCTTGCTGGTCTATTTTTTCTACCGATGAGGCAACAGTTTTTTCAAACTCCTGCTCCATCAACTTGGTAAGGTCATCACTCATCGTGTTTCTCCTTTCGTGGTTAAAGGCACCTTTCGGGCCTTGACAAATGTAGATAATATCTTATACCATCAGCTTGTCAAGCAGTTTTTGAAAAAGAGGAACAGATGCTCTCCTACGACTACGAAACACAACCATACGATCACCAGCGCAAGGCGTTGGAAGACTCGTGGGCCGCGGAGTTTTACGCACTTCTCATGGAGATGGGCACAGGAAAAACCAAGGTGGCCATCGACACGATGGGGGCTCTGTTTGAAGCGGGCAAGGTCAAAGCTGCTTTAGTTATCGCACCGAAAGGCGTTTACGACAACTGGGTCAAGGGGGAAATTCCCATTCATTTACCTAAGCGGATACCGCGTCAGGTGTTACGGTGGACTCCGGCTAAGACATTGAAGTTCGAGAACGAGCTTAAGGACTTCATCGTAGACCGTGATCCCAAATTAAAAGTCTTCGTAGTAAATGTCGAAGCCTTCTCTACGCCCCGTGGCATGGAAGCTGCGGAGGCGTTTCTTTATCAGAACCCTGATAACATCGTTGTTGTGGACGAATCTACGACAATCAAAAATAGGAAAGCATCGCGAACCAAGAACATCATCGCGTTGCAGAAGCGGGCCAAGTACCGCCGTATTTTGACCGGCTCCCCCATTACCAAAAGCCCCATGGACTTATTCAGCCAGTGCAACTTCTTGGCCGAAAAAGCACTGGGCTTCAATAGCTACTACGCCTTCCAAGCGCGGTACGCGAACGTCGCAAAGAGGACCATGGGACACCGCAGTTTTCAGCAGATTATGGGCTACCGACGCCTAGACGAGCTATCTGACAAGCTTGACCGGTTCAGTAACCGGGTGCTGAAGGAAGACTGCTTGGACTTGCCTGCCAAGGTGTATGTCCGCCGAGAGGTAACCTTTACTCCTGAGCAGGAGCGCCTGTACCGACAGATGCAGAAGCTGGCTCTGGCAAAGTTAGAGTCCGGCGAGCTGGCAACGACCGCCAGCGTACTGACGCAGATTATGCGTCTTCAACAGATTTGCTGCGGGCATTTGCAGCCAGATGAGGGTGAGATCAAAGAGATCAAAAACAACCGTTTGAACGAGTTGTTGGACCTCACTGACGAGTTACAGGGAAAAGCAATCATTTGGGCGTCGTATACCCACGACATTCAACAGATAGCTTCTGCCCTGCGCGACCGTTTCGGGCCCGATTCGGTCGCAACCTATTACGGGGAAACGCCCCAAGACGAGCGACAGGAGATCGTCGAACACTTCCAGCAGAAAGACAGTCCCCTGCGCTTCTTTGTGGGACAGCCAAAAACAGGAGGTTACGGGATTACCTTAACCGCTGCCCACACGGTGATTTACTACAGCAACAGCTACGATTTGGAAATACGTCTTCAATCTGAGGATAGGGCACACCGTATTGGGCAGACAAACAAGGTGACTTACGTGGACCTTGTGACGCCCGGAACCATTGACGAAAAAATCTTAGGCGCTTTGCGATCCAAGATAGATGTAGCCAGTGAGGTGTTGGGTGAAGATACACGGTCGTGGCTTACTTAGGTTCGTCCGGTTTTTCTTTTTCGTATAAGGCTTCCATTGTGCCTATTCGGATAGTTAGCTGGTGAACCCTTTCCTGCATTTCTCGAAGCTCATACAAATCACGTTCTAGCCCTTCGATCAGCATGTCCTGCCGAGCGTCTGCCGGGAGCGAACCAAGCTGCCCTCTAGGCCAGAGGATTCGGAACTCAGAGTTTGCTTTGATTTCAACATCGGTCATTTCGATGTTGTGTTCGAGGGCCGTGAGCCGTGCTTCTATGGTGAAGTACGCCATCGTTGCGACGGCGGTAATGGCCAGCATCCCCAACAGGTTTTTTAGAGGGATCGTTACGTTAGTGTCTTCTGATACTCTGGCCATACATATACACGGACCCTAGCCGTTCATGAGCGAGGCAATGCCCCCGCCCATTACTCCGCTGCCGGGCATCGGTCCACCACGTGGAACGGGTAATGCTTGCGAGTATTGCTGCATCATAGGACCGCCGCCAAAACCGAAACTTTCTTCTGCGCCAAAATGGGCACGTTCGGCTTGGTCAACTAAATCTAAAAACTGATCTACTTTTTGCTGTTGTTGCTGCATTTCAGGAGCCGCGTATGTTTGCATTAGGTAGTTTTGATAAACCTTTAACGGAGACGCCTGCATCTGGCCCATTTGCTGACCAAATTGGGTGTGTAATTTTTCAAACAAGCCGCCGATAGCGGGCTGAGGCATCGGTCCTCTATCAACTTGAACTTGAGGCGTCGGCATGGGCATCGCCGAGTAAGTCGATTTCATAGGATTTGCGTATGGCGATTGAATCATCCCGCCCTCCTGCATATGTTGTACTGGGGGCACTACGCCACCTTCAGCTCTTTCTATTTGACGGTCCGTCCTATCGTCATCTGGGATGTTACCGGGACCAACGTCCGTGCCTGTCGAGGTGCTTGTCGTAGTTTCATACCCTATGGGCCCGCTCATACTAGCAAAACCAGAAAGCCCCGAAGTTCCGCCTCCGGAATGGCCTGAAAAGCCGCCTAAACTAAAGTATGGGTTCGTTCCCCCACGTCCTTGAACAGCATAAGAAAACGGAATAGCTTCTTGAGCGCGAGACATCGCAGCTTCACGGTTTGCAGCACGGGCCGCGGCCTGATCGGCAAACCGGTCGTACTCTTCTTGGCTGCTTGCCCACTCCGGGTTCTGTAGTTTGTTCCAATCGGCAGCGCTGTAATAACCGCGCTCTCCGGCAGGTCCAGTATATTCGGAAAAAATTCCCATTAGCCTTGTCCTGCCAAACTAGCAATTCCCATCAAATCGCGGTCTTCGGGAAATAAAGCTGCAAACCTAGCCCTATCAACCGTTCCTGAAAGGGTTGAAGGTGGTGACTGGGGAGTCGCAGAAGCCAGTTGAGTCAGGCTAGGCGCAGCACCACTGCCCTGAGTGGGAAATTGGGCAGGCGGTACGAATGCCCCTTGCTGGTTAGCAGGAGGCAAATTTTGTGGCAAGTTCATCGGACGCTGGGGAGGCGGAGGCGCTTCGTACTCTTCTGTAATGGCTTCGTCAGTCGCACGAACACCAATTGGTATACGACGGCCCACCTGACGAGCCAACGGAGCCATAATCGCTTCGATACGGGTAACCGCATTGTCGGCCATCTTCTTGTCTTGGATTTCCTTCATCATTTCAGCAAGAAGCTTTGGATTACTGAACATGTCAGTCATGACTTTAATACGCTGGGTCTCTGGGCCGCGGAGCAAGACCCGCTGCACGAGGTCCGAACCAGTCTGTTCAGCGATCAAGCCCCCGCTCATTTGCGGCATACCCAAGAATTTCTTCAACTGTTGCTGCGCTGCGGCACCAGCAGTCGCACCCGCAATGCGGATGTAAAACAGCTTGGCCATGCTGGGGTTTTTGAACAGTACGTTTTCAAAGTTGTTGGTGGCAAAAGCTTCTTCTACACCACGTAACGTTTTAATGGCTTTTTGAACATCGGCCATTTCATCTTCGGTGGCCAAGCCTTTGCGAACCAAGAAATCGCTGATCGAAAGCTTGGCGCTGGGGTCTACCCCGGGTATCTGTGTAAACAGCTCCCGCTGCAACACATCACCGTTTGGCAAGCCCGCGGTGTTGTTTGCTTTACGTAGCGCATTGTTGAAGATAGCCGATTTAAGGCCCTGCATAGCCTGTTCACGAGTAAAATCAGCGTCTTTGTAGTCGGCTTCGTTTACCATGCGATAAAGCGCATTGAGCGCCAAGCTTGGTTTTTCCGCCGCTAAAGCTTTGGCAACCGCTTTGCCCGGGTCTTCGTACTGAAGCACCCATTGGAAAGCCTTAGTGCCGTAATGATTGGTCAACTGTTCATTGGTCATACCCGCACGGGCAGCTTCTGACGGCTTCATTTGAAGCGTTATATCATCCAACATGCCATCAAATGCGCGTTGCGCAGACTGAGCATTAGCTAAATCCACCTCAAGGTCTGGAATAAGAGCATACAATTCTTTAGTGCCGGGTTTTTCACGAAAACCTTGCAATTTTGAGGGGTTTACTACAAAAGTCTCAACTGCTTCACCGGTGGCAGGATTTGTAACGATTTTCTTATCCACAATTTGATTCAAGGAATCGCGGAGCGCGGCCTGCATAATTTGATCTGCGTCCATCGCTTGGACGGCTTCTTCAGTGAAGCCTGCTTCGTCGATCAGGAATCGACCGGCTGCACGGATTTGGTCAAATCGTTTTGCCGTGCTGAGGTTGCCCCCACGGAAAGCCACGTCTAACAGGTTTTGTGGGTCCAAAATCAGTCCACGGTTACGATCTACTGCTTGCAAATCGCTCAAGAAGCTACGCGTAAATACGTTGTTTCGGGCAAACGTATAGGCGCGGGCTGTGTTGTAAGCCTCAGAAACCCCGTCTTTTTGACCGGTCAAGTCGCGCAGTAAAGCATCGTTAAGTTTGTCCAAACGTCCAGCGTTCACAATATCGCCTTGCTTACGCAATTGTGCGGCTCGGTTCATCAAGCCCGACCGCATTTCAAAGAATTTTTGAGCAGTGGCCGGGTTGCGACCTTGGCCGTCTTGGAAGTAAGTAGCCAAATCGTCGAAATCGTCTTTGTATTTACCCAAAGCCGCGTTTAATTCACCTTGAGCGCCCTTAGAAGAAAAGTTCAAACCACCTCGGCTTGAAGGACGACCAAGCAATTGCAGCACGTTAGGTTGGTTAATCTGCCGACCATTACGTGCATAAAACTCTGTCAGCGGGAAATTCTTAACTTCCGCCCAAAGACGGCGCTCACGCGTTTTACTCAGGTCAATTTGATTTTTTAAAACGTTGTATAAATTTTCCGAAAGCTCCGTTCTCGTAGAAGGTAAATCTGGACCACGGCCTAAAACTTGTTTGGCTGCCCCAAACAAGTTAGCTACGCCATTATCAATGCCGTCTAAGATGTTTTGCTCAAACAAACCTTGTTGAATACGGGCCGCGTAGGCAAGTGCTGCCGGGTCACCAGTAGACGACAAAGCTCGAATTGCGTTAATTGCACCGGCTTGCAGCTCTTCTCGACCTCGCCCAGTGGCGGCTTTTAAGTCAGCACTGGATTTAGCCAGTTCTTGCTGAATAGTCTGCATGGTCGCGGAAAAAGGCAGTCCTTCCATAGAGGCAAGGTCCGCAGCAGTAAGCGGTATCGGCTTTCCATCCGGACCTATGCGTTCTCTAGCCGCAGCTTCACCAAGCTGCTGAATAAAGATATTGAGCCTTTCTTCCCCTGTTTGAAGGACGGTTCCATCCGGTCCTACAACAGGCTCGAACTCCTGCGATTTTTGAATCGCTTGAAGTATGCGATTAGCTGCGTCTTTTTCTAGTTTACCGCGTAAAACACCTTGTCTTGCTGTCTCATCGGTTCCTTTGCCCCACCACTCTTTCATGGTGCGGAAAACACCTTTGACTAGATCAGGGCCTGTATCGACGGCCAGTTGTACCGGAATAGGAACAACCAAAGAGCCGATTAATTCGCCACCGATTCGGTAACCTTCATCATAAGGTGCCATATTCTGTGCAACTGCGGCACCCGTACCGGTTCCTAACGCTACCAAGCCCTCAGTAGCAAGAAATCTACCCGGCTTATCACGAGCCGCAGCCATAGATTTCTCAATCCCGCCCTCTACCCCAGCGACTAGACGAGCGCCAACCGGGCCTTTTCTTGGGTCAAACAATTTACCGGCAGGGTTAAAACGGGTTAAGCCTAAGTTAACGCCATACTGACCACCAAACATGGGGCCCATTTCAGAAGCAACTTCACGAGCTTTTCGAGCTTTTTCAAAAAGTTTAGCTGCTGCTTTTTCAGACAATCCTGCATCGCGGGCCGCGAGCTGGAAGGCTTCGTCAGCTACGTCGGTGTATTTACCAGAAGAGACGTTTTTGAAGTTTTCCACAAACTCAATAGCGCCTGTTTTAGCTTTAGGAATAGATGGAGCTAGTTTCCATGGCGACGCCAACATTGACATGGCGATCATGCCTGTTTCACCACCGCGGTATCGGCCCTCAAGGGAAGGAATAACGGGGTCCGCTTCTCCAATAATGGCGTCTTCAGCCGCACCAAAGCCCATTGCGCCAAGAATAGCGCCGCCAATACCGCCGATTCCGTAAACAATACCTTTGGCTGCAAGACCGGGTAAGCCAACAGGCGGGATCATAGCTGCAATAGGGGTCGCTGCTGCTAAACCCGTTTTAAAACCAAGGCCCGCCCCAATTGTTTCAGGGATTTCTCGCGCCGCACCCGCAGCAATCGCTTTTGTTCCGGGGCTGAAAAAACTGTCATCCGCCGGGTCGAATTTTCCAAAGTCTTCGACGTTGGTAAATAGCGTCAAAATTTCCTCATCAGAAACTTGACGTTGGTCTGGAGTTAAACCTTTGTAGCGATCAAGCTGGTCTAAAATTGGGTGTGTACCATTTTTAAGCGCTTCACGAGTTAACGGTACACCCCCTAATTCAAGCTCTTCGTTAGCAATAGACAAGATGCCGTCCACTGTATTGGCCAGCCCTTGCGTCTCCATCAGGTTTTCAAACTGAGGTCTTGTCAGACTAATTAAAGCGTCATCTGCCATGCCAAAACCCCTTTAATTTCTTCTCATTTGTAGGATTTGATCCCGCGCCGTCGTTAAGCTTTGATCTTGACCCGGAACAACAGAGGAACGAGTAGAGGGTTCAACCGCGAAGGCTTTTTGGAAAGCAAGAACTTCATTGTAAAGTCGCTTGATTTCGTCCATCTCTCTTCCCATTTGTTGTACTTCTGAAGGCTTAAGATTACTGGAATCACCACCATAAGCGGGAAGCATGTCTCGCCCTTTTCTAAGAGTTTGTTCTAAAGAACCTGCAATTGTTTCCAAAGCGGCGCTTGCATCAGCGTCCGTTCTAAACAAAAACCCTCCGGGGCGGATGTTTTGAGTTTCTTTTTCCAAAAGCTCTTGAACAAACTTAAGTACTCGACCCCCTTGATCCCCGGAAGTGTTGTATTGCAACAAGTCGTTGGCTAACGCCTCTAAACTTGTAGCGGCTCTAGCCATATTTTTGGCTTGCGGACTTGCATCGCCGCCAAATAATTCCGCGGAGCCTTCCGAAAACGCCTTCTCAATACCCGGGAAAAAACGAGACGCGCCGACCACTAGCTTGTAATCAACATTTGGATCAAAGATTGCGGGCGGAGTTACAGACCAAGCCTCGGACTCGTTGTTTATCGAACCATCAGGGTTAAATATTTCCGCTTTATAGTCCTTTAAAGTCCGTTGTGGAGGGGGAGTTCCGGTTCCGGTTCCGGTTCCGGTTCCGGTTCCGGTTCCAGCACCGCTTTGATCGACAGTTGCGTCGATTTCCATGGTTTTTGCAACTTGCTCGTAAAACGCAGGATTGCCTTTTTGAATGGCTGCCAATACGCGAGGAGCCAATTTGTTAGGGGCCCCTTTAACGTAGCGTCCGGCCCCTGCGTCCCAAACCTCGTTGTTTTTCGGGTTGATGTAATCCAGAACAAGTTGCTCGAACTCGGTTGTACCCTCTCCAAGCGTACCGTTAGCGTATTTGTCCAACCTTTCAGTGTCTGTTAGGTAGGTAATCGTGTTAGTAAGCGACTCACTGCCCAGTTTAGTTGCATTCGCAGCCAACTGGTCAATAGCCAATTTACCAAGCTTGTACGCTTCGTCGAGTACCTGAGCGCGTTCGGCCAAGCCAAGCTGTACGTCGGTCTGATCGGCTCTACGTGTAGCCAAAGCGTTATCAAACTGACGGTTAATCTTAGCAATACCGCGGTCAATTTCAGCCTGATCCGACGTGAACTTCTGCATTTCCTCCTGCATGAGCTGCCGGAAATTTTGATCGCTAAGTTGCAGGTTCTCACGCTGTGCGCGATCCAATGCCGCTTCAGCCGCCGTGAAGGCGTTCTGGAACTCTTGTGCTTCGCGAGCAATAGCGCCTTTATGGCTGGCCAAGGCAAGGTTAAATCCATGACCTTTGTCCATGCGCTCCAATTCGTAGGTGTTAAGAATGCCGTCACGCTGAAGCTGGTTCTCAAACGCCAATTGGTTTTCAGCAATACGAAGCTCGCTGCCAAGACGCATGTTGTCTTGCTCAAGCTTGTTGCGAAGCTTGATAGCTTCTTGGTTTTCATCGCCTTGCAAGCCCAAAAGCGCTACGTCGTTTTGGAATTTCAAGTTTTGCAAGCGCTCAGTAAATTCTTGCTGACTTAAGCGGTCGGCGTTTTTAAAGTCAAAGTCCATGTTCTTCAGCGTGATCTGGTGCGCACGATCTAAGCGCGACTCACTTGCTGAAAAATCATTCGCTGCTGTTTGTAATGCCGCTTTAGCTGCTGCGGCTTCTTCTGACGCCAGCGTGGTTTCTGCTGCGCCCAAGGCTTGTAAGTTCAAAGCGCGTTCTTCACGTCTTTGACCCTGCTTAAACTTTTCTAGCTCACCAGCGCGAGCGCTGATGTTGCCAAGAACCGGGGTAAACGCTTGTGCCAGACGCTCGGCAGGGCTCATTCGACGGTCGCCCGGGGTAGCGAACATCAAAGCGCCTTGCGCGATGTCAAACAGCATCTGCGCCTTAGTCATGTCAGTCTGTTCTTCTAACTCTAGCGCGGAGTCTTGCGGTGACAGGATGCTGGAGTACAAAGATTGCTTCTGACCATAAATTTCTCCAAGGCGACCCCCCAGTGGACTGCCACCGTCTTGCATATAAACTACAGGACCGCCTTGGTTAAAATTTACAGGAGCAGGGCCCCCTAGACCCTGAGCAGGCTCTTGAGCGCCCATGTTGACGGTAGACATGATGCCTTCCGCCAGCGCTCCTTCGACTGGAGCATTCATTTCTTCCATGGCCAAACCGCCGATCCCTTGATCGACGGAAGCCATCAGCATGACAGGCTGCACCAGTGCCAGAACCGATTCAGGCGTCTGTCGCGCATCTTCTTGACCCACAATGCCAGCCAGTTCCGTGTACCGTTGTTCAATCGGCGCATTGTCGCCTCGAATACCGTTGATGACCTGCTCATAATCTTGGGCATTTTCTAAATCGTCTAGCTGGCTGGCGTATTGACTAAGCATCCCCTCCATCATGACGGGATCAATACCTTGCTGCATTGCGCCTTGAGCTGCCTGATTTAGATCAATTGAGTTAGGGTCTACTTGCCCCATCGCACCGGCCATGACTTCTGGTCCGAGGCCCGCGGGCATTGGTGCCATGCCACCCTGCTGCATATTAATTACACCGCGACCCATCAGAATATCCTTCTGAGTCACTTGTCCATCGCCACTTAGATCAGGAAAACCGGCAGCGCCGCCTTTCTTGAACATCTGACGCTCCATTACACTTCTGTTCATCCAAATAACCCCGCTTTTGCTGCGCCGCCTGCTGCTGACAGACCGGCTATGCCCAAGCCAAGAATTGACTGGGCTGGTGACACGCCGCCACCCGACGCTTGTGAAATAGCCATTTGGCTAGATGGCGCACCTTTGTAAATATCTGACAAAAAGGCAATACGCTCGTAAGGCTCCATAACTGTTTGAAGCTCATTTTGACGTGCCGCTTCAAGTTCGGCTTGCTGTTGAGCTTGTAGCTGCCTACCCATATCGAACAAGAATCCTTGCTCTTTTTGGCCAAGCTGCTGTGAAAGCTCCCCAAGAGCGCCTTGGCGTAGACCAAGCTGACTGAGAGCTTCGCCTTGCTGTAGGTTGAGCTGGCCGTACTGTGTTCCGAGGGCCCCGAGTCCTTCTCCGAGACGTCCGGTAAGTTCCTGACCTTGTAAGCCCAGAGCGCCCGCGGCTTGTGAGCCTTGGATTGCCAATTGACCTTGACTTTGACCCAACTGACCGGCTTGTCCAGCAAGCTGGCCCGCAAGCTGATCGGCAGAAATGCCCAGCATTGCGGCTTGTCGAGCAATATCGGCTTCTTGTCCTGCACCTTGCAAGCCAAGCTGACCAAGATTTGTATTAAGCTGCCCGGCGAGCTGCGCTGCGCTCATACCTGTCTGAGAAGCAAGCTGTTGTAAATTCATGCCGGTGCTGGCTAATGCTTGAGCATTGGCAGAGGCCATTTGTTGTGCGCTGAGACCAAGCTGGGCCCCTTGTTGCGCGGCCTGCAACCCTGTCTGAGCAATAAGCTGCTCGGCGGACAAGCCCGTCTGCGCCTGCTGGTTGAGGAGCTGTCCAGCAAGCTGTTCCGCAGACATACCGAGCTGGGCCGCTTGTCCTGCAAGCTGACCCTGTAATTGTGATGCCGACATGCCCAATTGACCTGCAAGCTGTTCTGCTGCGATGCCGGTTTGAGCCTGTTGTTGAGCCGTTTGAGCGGCCAATTGTTCGGCAGATAGGCCGAGCTGACCGGCTTGTTGCGCGGTCTGGGCCAAAAGCTGGTTTGCAGACAATCCGGTCTGGGCCTGCTGTTGTAGCATCCGTGCAGCCATTTCTTCGGTAGAGATACCAAGCTGCGCAGCCTGTCCGGCAAGCTGGCCTTGTAGCTGTGCAGAAGACATTCCGAGCTGTCCCGCCAATTGCTCTGCTGACTGTCCCAACTGGCCCGCTTGAGCCAAGTTTTGTGCGGCGAGCTGTTCTGCGGCCATCGCCTGCTGACCCATCTGGCCGTATGCAGACAGACCAAGCTGACCACCTTGTAGCAGTCCGGCTTGTGCCAGTTGTTCTGCGGACAATCCTGTCTGGGCAGCCAACTGCTCCGCAGACATACCGAGCTGTCCTTGTTGTTGCGCGGTCCGTGCAGCTAATTCCTCAGCCGACAGGCCAAGTTGACCCGCCGCCTGAGCTGCTTGAAGACCGGTTTGTGCGCCTTGCGCACCGAGAGCGCCAGTAAGCTGCGCCGCTTGCTGACCTCTTGCTTGTTGAGCTTCAAAGGCTTGTTGTGCGCGTTGAGCGGCACTTTCAAAACCTTGCTGGCGCATACCTGCTGCGGTACGAGCCTGTTGTTCGAGAATGTTTCGCTGTAATTCAGCTTCTTGTACAGCCTGCCGAGAACCACCAAAGGCTCCGGCCCCAACAGCTTGTGCAGCGACCTGCTGCTGTTGAATATCACCGGCACGTTGAATATCACGCAGCGCTTGTTGAACCGCAGCATCTTCATACTGGTTCATAAATGCGCCAGCAGAAGTGGGATCAAACGCCCCCGTCGTACCGGCTAGACCAGCAATACCTTGTTGAGCAGTCTGTGTTCCGAGGGCCCCGGCCTGTTGTAGGGCCTGCGCGGCCTGACCAGTAATGCCTCGTGCGCCAGTAATAGCGGCTTGGGTATCCATGGCAGCTTGTTGCGCTGCCGTGCGACCACCTGTACCTGCTCGTGCAGCGACGTTACGTGCAGCTTGTGCCACATCGCCAACACCGCCCATAGCTTGTTCAAATGCGCTAATACCACCAGCACCGGCTTGTTGAGCCGCGAGCCGTGCTGCGTCGCTGACGCCGCCCAGACCCGCTGCCGTGCCTGCGGCACCTAAACGTGCGCCCAGACCCGCTTGAGCAGCCGCATCTGCGCCCGCTAAACCAGCGGCGGCAAGCGCTTGTTGTCCGCCAGCCGCTTGTAATCTTGCTGCGTCTAACGCAGCTTGTGTCCCTGCACCGGCTTGTTGTGCAGCCGCAAGGCCACCAATGCCAGCTTCCCCCAGAGTTTGTCCAGCACCCTGAACGCCTGCACGAGCAGCCTGAATAGCTGCGGCAGTGTCAGTTCCAGCCTGTTGAGCCGCGGTCCGCGCTCCAAGGCCGGATTCTTGTGCAAAACCTTGTCCTAAACCAGCGGCTTCACCTAAATTGGCTTGTCCAGTAAGCGCCTGTAGTCGAGAGGCGTCGATTGCTCCAGCAATGCCTTGCCCCGCACCGGCAGCCAAGTCACGTGCGCTAAGAGCGCCTTGTGCCGCCCCAGCTAACCCGGTTTGACCCGCGGCAGCTTGTTGCGCCGCAGCGGCAGAAGCGGCATCTAAGCCCCTGCCTAACGTATCAACAACGCCTGTTTGAGCAGCACGTTGCGCAGCAGCTTCGGCAGCCGTTAGGGCCGTCCCCATACCTGCTTGAGTGCCTTCAAGAATACCCGGGATACGGCTTGCCGCCGTCCCCATACCTGCTTGACCCGCCGCAGCCTGTTGTTGTGCGCCAGTGGCCGCTTGACCCATCGCATCAGTAGCTAATTGAGTAGCGGTAGCGCCTGTTCCAATACCACCGGCAATACCGGTTTGTGCCGCAGTTACTTGGTCAGGAATGCCCTGCAAAGCTGCCCGATAAGCTTGAGCCGCTTCGGCCTGAAACGGCAAAGCGCCTGCCATGGTCGCGCCAATGGCTTGTTGTGCATCACCAAGGGTGTAACCAGCTTGGTCTAAATACCCTTGATAGTTTCCAATCCCGGCAGCAGCCAAGTCGGCTGCGGTGGTTTGTAAGCCTGATAAATCGGCTATTAACTTAGGCGGTAGTGGGCGACCAAGGTCTGCGAGCGTTTTAGCATCTTGTAAAAGGGCGAGTTTAATCGCCTCGATTTCGGGCGCTTCGCGGACAATCTGAGTGGTTGTTTCAGCCATTACGACATTGCCCTCCCACGGCGCTCAAGGTTTCGCATGACCGAATACATATTCTTGATGCCGTTATTAAGGTTTCCGTTGCCCAAGCCTCTAACAGCGTCTGTCGTCATGACAAATTCGCCCGGCATGAGCATAGCTCTTACACTATCTTCGCCCGGAGTACCTTCGTTTGGCATAATGCCGCCATTGCGGCGCGGGAAGACTTCAGGGATTGCTCCACCCTGTGCGGCAGCGACGTAAGGACGCGCAAATGGGCCACCCGGGTTAGAAGCAAGTAAGTAACCTGCGCTGTTGTTTACACCGTAACCGCCTTGAGGAGCAGAAACTGGATACTGCGTTGGAACAACATATGGGTTTGTTGCAGGTACGGTAACATCAACTTCTTCTTGTTCTTTATCTTCGTATTGCCCGGTTTCAGGGTTAAATACGCGTGTCCCGAGGTCCGCGATACGATACCGAGCTGGATCGGCGTCGATCAAATCTTGGCCGGTAACGGGCGTTCCATCGGGGTTGTAGTCAATAAAGTCTGCCGGTATAGCGTCGGGCACTTCAAACATGCCAGTAGCACCCGCAGCCAACGTACCTGCGGCTGCCAGCGGAGCAAATGCCCTAAACATGCCGGGGTTAGCTGCCTGAGCAGCTATTTCAGCACCTTTTAGCTGGGCCGCGGTAGCATTTACCGGATTGATGTTATTTGCGGCTAAGACATCCGCAGTAGTAGTTCTTGCAGGGAAAAACGCGTCGCCCAAACCTTCCACAAAGCCAACGTCATCACCGGGGGTCAATGCGCCTTTTATGCTTTCAAAGAAACCCGGTGGCTTATCAATGGTTTGAATAGCGCCTGATTGTGCCGCTTGTGTGGCACCCTGTTGTGCCGCTTGCTCCGTGGCTTGTTGGGTAGCTTGTTGCTCCGCAGTTTGTTGTGCCGCTTGCTCGGGAGTAACTTGAGCAGCGGGATCAGCAGAAGGAGCGTCCGCGCCGCCTGCGGCCTGTACCTCAGCCCCCGGCGTCGGTACATACTCAGCGAAAAAGTTCTCGCCAAATCCACTTAAGCTGCCGCTACTTACGCCTTCGGTAAAACCAGATACTGTTTGGCCAAAACGACCGCCAAAGTCGGACGCAGCATTTGCAATGTTTTCAGTAAAGCTTCCAGAACCGGTAAATCCAGCCGTGACGCCACCAATTGCACCACTAATCAGTGCTGACTTCAGGGCGTCCTTAATACTACCGCCGTTAATTAGCGTTCCGATACCTGAACCAAGCGCGGCACCGAAAATAGGTCCGAGGGGCGTGAATGACAAAGCAATAGGCAAGACAATCGGAGCGATCTTCTTGACCACTTTTACGACGGCCTTAACAACCTTCTTGATAGCTTTAAAAATCTTTTTAAGGAAAAACTCGTAAGCGCCCGTTTCTGGGTTAATGCTATTTGAGTCAGAACCCACAACGTAACGCTCTGGGTCTTCAATGCCATACTCACGCATACGCTCGAAGAGCAGTTCTTTAAGCTCCTCGTTGTCAGCAATTAGCGCTGCGGGTATAATTAGTTCACCGGTTTCGACGTGAGCAATGCTATCATCGCCCTCACGACCCATGGCCGCCATCTTTTTGGTTAAGGCAGGAAATTGCGCGATACCATCATCGCCAAACTCTTCCGTGCCATCAGAATCCGGACCGTAAACGGCATCCGCTTCTTCGTCCTCCATGATGAAATCAGCGATACCACCCTCGGGAACGGTTAACTCTTCCATTTTTTCAGCTACTTCTGCCATTATCCCGCTCCACCAGTAATACTTTCAGGCATAGTTACCTGTATCATTGTACTTCTCTTTTCCCCACCAGTCCATGAAGAACCGCACTGCGGGCAGTTCCCATCGGGATAAGAAGCGATTTCTTCCGGTGTATCCACTTCGTTTTCACAACTGACGCAATGAACCACATCCCGGCTTGTGGAAGGTCTCCACTTGCTGCCGTTAGGCATAATAATAATTGTTTCACTCATGATGTTGTCACCGTGACACTACCCACGGCCCCCGTTGCTGACACCCCACGGGGGTGTGGTTTGTTTGCAAGCGCAATTTTTAAGAAACCGTCTACCTGAAAAACGCCACCGTTTTCCAAGCCAAAATCGTCCGTCTGCAAATCGGTTAATGTAAGACTTGAGGCCCGCCACGGACCCGGATTGTTAACTTGGTTCAAAAATACAGAGAAGGCACGGACAATCTCTGCCTGATACATCTGATCGTATTCGGCAGGCGCATTTGGAAATAGCGGCTGTACCAGTCCTCTACTCATCGGCGACCATCCTGCCGCATGTCTACACGTGGTGTGCCCAAACGCCACCCCACACCGGTTTCATCAGAGGCTATCTTGAATGCAAAAGACCGACCACGTAGTCGTATGTTTACTTCGTTCGTAAATTGCTCGACCGGCACTGTTGCACTTCGCGTCACTGGACTATCTGTCGTCGATGAATACGCCGCACCGGGCCAATTTCTGGTCTGCAAAGTAAAATCTACGCTTGGTGATTCGGCAGTAGAGCCGTTAAAGGTCACATCTGGAATCAATCGGCTGAGGAAAACAAAATTGTCTCCAGCACCAATCGACATCTGGCTGCTTTCAATGTAGGCGTCAATCGAAACGGGTGGATTTACGCTACCATCATCAAATCCAAACTCGTGGTAATAAAGGTATCCGTCCAACGATGCAGCAATAGGGTATTGATTAATCCCACGATCCAGCCAAACCGAGCGATCCAAAGTTCCGTAGTACCAAACCTGCTCTTGATAGTTGTAAACCACATACCTGTCGATGTTGTCAGAATCCGCAGACGGATAAAACCACCAAATTTCCGAATAAGCAGAATTAACGCCGCAGGTAACTTTCTCTTGTTGGCTGACGTTAAAGTCGTTGAAAACGAAAGAACGCACCGAACAAGGTAGCTTTTGCACCTGCCCGGTATACATATAAAAGTCTTCTTCACCCATCCAAAAAACGAGATCGTCTACGGCAACCGCAGCCAAAGGGCCTGCAATTGTCACGTTTGTCGCAATTTCGTTGATACCAAAGGTGAAGGGCGGCCCCAAATACTGCATCGCGTGTAGCGACGTGTCCGTAAACACGAGAATCTGCTGCCGTGTTTCGAGGGCCGTGATGATTTCAGAACCTGTACCGATCCGCAGATCACCTGCCGTGTTAGTTGCAGCAGCCGCCCAAACCAAGGGGTTTTCTTGGTCGGAAAACCGGATCAAAAGCGGGTCTTGCGTACCAATGTCATCTTGAGGATCACAGCCAAACACGATTACGTGCCTGTCACGGTCAGAAATTAGAACCTGTTTAGCAATCGTAGGTGTCGTGGCGTCCGCCCCGGCAAGGTCTGAAAGGGCCACGGCCCGTGTAAAGGGTGCCGAACTGGTCGATTTATCCCAATAGTAGATACCACCATTGCGGATGTTAATGATGAGGTCTTCACCAAAGTTGTCATGGCTCCAAATACGCAAGGTATCGCCAATCGCAGTCAGAGTAGCACCCGATCCCCACGTTCCTCGGGACCACGTGCCTGCACCCCAACCCGTACCAGCGACGGTTGTATCCAGACCGGTTAGAACTTGATAAGCCCCAACAACAGATGCTCCGCCGTTACCGGTGTCTGAACCGTCTGCCACGACGGGAACGGGGGTGTACTGGCCATCAATGGTAATATCTGCAAGCGTATTTACCTCACGAGCTATAATCTCGTAAGTGTTGGCGTTTTCTACGCGAGAAATCTGATACTCTTGGTTGAGAACGTCTGCCGTAATCTGACCACCAAGGCTTACAGCGCCTGAAAACGTAACAAAATCGTTTTCTTGTGCGCCGTGGTTGGTGTCAGTGACAGTGATCGTAGAAGAGCCGTTGGTCGCGGCAAACGTTACATCGCCCGCAGCCGTTGTTGCACGGATTGGCGTAATGTCGGCGTAACCCCCACCCTCATTAATGTAATACTTGAGGTGTGTACCTACGCCGATGTAGCTCGTTCCGTCTAAAGCAACAAACGGATGAAGCGCCCGACAGGTGCCAAGGAAGCTTTTGCCTGAAAGTCGTTCCCAGCCCCCAATTTTTTCGGGCGTTCCAAACCTAAACCGCACTTTGTCACAGTCAAACCAGCCCCCCTCGTTGGTATACGAGGTGGTTTCTCTATTTACACCCGGTCTGAACTGTAACTTTTGTAGCGGCATTCATTCCTCACTCAGCGTCTTCTTTAGCCTCTAAAGAAGCTTTTAACTCTCGAAAAAAAGCTTCTCGACCAAAAGCAAGCTGGTCCACGTTAAAGCGAGCGTTCGCTAGTTTTCGGTCTAAATCTGCAACGTGGTTGCACAGAGCTATCTGCTCTTCGGTTAAATCTTCGACGTTGTATTCAACATCATCGACTGTGACGGTTTTCTTTTCATCTTTCGCCATCATTAGTCTCCTTTCTAAGTTAAGTTAAAATTAAGTCCAAGGTACACCTTCGCCGGTAGTGGGGTTTACCAAAGCTTCAATTTGAGCGTCGATATTAGCCTCAACAGCCGCTACCTCTTCCGCGCCCATTGCCGCCTTAGCCCAATCAACCGCCATGGTTTCGGTAATGTCGGCCCATTCAACAAACGGTGTACCGGGAGGACCAAGAGCAACCGTGCTGTAAGCGCTTCCGGTATTGCCGCTATCATCTGTTTTGTAACAGCGCCAGTGTACGGTAGTCACTACGTTGGTGTGACCGTCTTGCGATACGTTATAGTCCATCGCAGGGACTGACCAATTAAATTCCATAGTTTTTTCTCCTTACTATGCTTGCCCAATAAAAGTAATGGTTGAATAACCAAAATCGACAACTGGGCCGTTGTTAATATATGTAATTTGTATTTTTACAGCCCCGCTTCCCCCATCATTAACCATAGCAATAGAAGAAACTGGGTCAGTTCCGCGAGTGGCAGTTGAAATCAATGTAAAATTAGAATTAAGTGTGCCGTTGGAGTTTGTCTGTATGTAATACATTCGCGTTGAAGAATATAATCCGCTTGAGCCATTTACCGTGACATAAAGGTGGCCATTTACATAACCATTATTCACGTTTCCATTAGCATCTAAAAAGCGGAAAGCATCTACCGTTGCGTTATTTGATGAGCTGGCTCTGTGGGTTCTAACAAAAGATGTACCACCAGTAGAGCCTGTAGAAAGCGTCGCAGTAGGAAGCCCGTTTGTAAAATGACCAGTTTCAGAAGTAGTCCCAAGCAGCAAGTTGCCGCTTGAGTTGATACGCATACGTTCTGCTGAACCTGTATTAAACGTAAAGGCTCTACGGTTTGCTGTTGTTGCGTGTGACTCGTGGTAAAACTTTAGGTAAAAATCCTTTTGTCCATTAGTACCCGGATTACCAAAATAAATTCCACTTTCGCCGGTTGAGGCGGTTAATAAACTAAGGCCAACGTTGCCGCTGTTTTCTAAAACAAGTTCATCAGCGTCTGCATCAGCAGTAACGCTTCCTGCGCTTGCAGAAAACACATTTAGCTTTCCATCAGGAACATCAGTACCAATACCAACGTTCTGTGAGGTGTCTATAAAAATCGCGTTTGTTGAGTTAGTCCCAAGAGCAAAAGTATTTGCTGTTCTAGTTCCTGCAAACTGCGCTTTATATACACCGCGCATAACTCCGGAAGCACCTACGCGGATTTCACCGTCAGCACCACCAGAGAGTAATTGAACGTTTGTATAAGTGTTGTCTGAAACTCTTAAACCTTCGGTTAGAGAGCCTCCAGAACTACCTGCTACAATGTGTAATTTTGTTCCCGGACTCGTAGTACTAATTCCAACGTTGCCGCTTGAGTCGATGCGCATGCGTTCGTTTGTGTGGCCGTTGGTATAAAAACGCATGGGTGCGTTAGCTCTTGTCATAATAGACAAACCGCCAGAAGCGCCACTACCAGACCCAATCACCGAGCCATCCTGAACAAAACCACCGTTTGTTGTAAAAGCTGTTCCTGTGGTTTGTAGGAATAAACCATGGCTTACTGTTGAACTATTGGTTACATAAACAGTCGCTTCTGTTGCTGTACCGGCGTTATCGTTATAGAAATGTCCTAATACTGGGTCGCCATCAGTAGACTTATAGCTAGTTAAAACACCCGTAGGCGAACTCGTACCAATACCAACGTTGCCACTAGAGTCGATACGCATACGTTCTGTATTTACCGTGTCAAAACAGATTGCGCCGTCGTTACCAATAGAAGCAACGTCACGAATAAACCGGATGTTTGTTGCTGGGTTAGAGGGTGCTAAAGTGTTAAATGCTTTAATTTGCCCGTATGTTCCTGTTGATCCAAGACTTGTATTAAAGGCAACATCACTACTGCCACCAAAAGCTAGTGTTGCATTAGGACTCGAAGTGCCAATACCAACGTTGCCAGCATCAGTAATGGTCATTCTTTGTGCAATAGATGCGTAGTTACCCGTCCAGAAGGATAAGTCTTTTGTGCTTGACTCAAATCTTACGCGACCAGCGGGGCCGCCAGTGCCACCACCCCTAAAGTCAATATCCATTACAGATGTAGATGACCCAGAACCATTTATTGCTATTGTTTTTGTTCCAGTGGCTCCATCGCCTACGGCAAGCAACCCAAGTGATGACGGACTCGCAGTGCCAATACCAACGTTGCCGCTAGAGTCGATACGCATACGTTCGGCAGATGTGGTCGTAAATGCCAGAGCAGTTGAGTCGTTAAATGTTATATAAGATTCTGTTGCGGTCCCGCCAATAGTCCGCAGATAAATAGAAGGGGCCGAGGCGGTATCAGAATTTGCAACAATAGCATGGGTTCCTGAGCCTTGCTCAACAGACAAAATCCCACCAGCAAGCGCAGAAGTCGTGCCAATACCAACATTCTGGCTAGAATCAATCGTAATCGCAGTGCTTGTGGCGTTATCGTCGATGCCTGTGGAGGTGAACGTAGTAAACGTGCCGGTGGCCGCGCTAGATGCGCCAATGTTGGTGCCGTCAATAGCCCCACCACCAATATCTACAGAATTAGATATAAAGTTAGTAATCGTAAAGTTGCCAGTGCTGTTCGCAATCGTTGCCGCAGCCGTGCCGTCGTTAGCAGAAATATTGCTAGTTTCGATGTCGGTTGCATTAACAACGTCATCTTTTAGCAAAACACTATCAATCGTGACACCAGTACCTGCGGTAGTCTCGTTAATCGTATTTGCAGTCAGCGCCTGACCGTTGTCGATAATCAGGTTGTTTGCACCGGACGTGTTGCCGTTCGCCAAAATCTCGGCCAGCGTATCCACCGTGCCGACTTGGCTATCTACGTAAGCTTTAATAGATTGCTGCGTAGCAAGTTTGGTGGCGCTATCTGACGCCATATTGTCTTCGTCAAGAACGCCATCTACCGTAGTAGAGCTGGCAATGTTCAAACTGGTGCTGGCGGTAAGCGTCGTAAATGCGCCAGTTGAGGCACTGGCTGCACCCACAGTGGCACCGTCTACGGAACCTCCATTAATGTCGGCAGTCCCCGCAGTAAGCGTAGGCGTGGTAATTTCAGTGGCGCGAAGCTTAGTAAATACGTCTGTTACGGTCGCAGAAGCGCCCGCACCATCAAATCTAACGACCATATCCACCCCAGCAGGGATTTCTAGGTCATTACTCGCGTTATACGTGCCTTGAAAAAGCAAAACAGACTGACTACCGGCCAGACTGTTTCTAATAAATAAGATTTTTTCAGCGTCGTTTGGAACCAAACGGACGTATGCGCTACCTCCCAGATCAGAGGCGCTATAAATCTCAATCCACTTGTTACGGCCTTCCGAACTTGTCGTTGAGCCGTTGACAATGTTAAGGTCGTTTGGAGACCCGGAAGTACCCGCGCTGGTCAGCGTGACACGTACTGAACCGTTGACAGCTTGGTCGATAATGTCAAAGTTGACATTCGTAGTATCGCCCCAAGTGCCCGATTGTTCCCCCGTGGCGGGTTTTTCGATTCCGAGGTTTATTGTATAGGTACTTGGCATCTTTTTAAATCCTTACGCTGCTATTCGCGTCCAGTTAGCATCTTGTGTTGGCGTATCCTCCGACCACGTGGGCGACTGACTGGGTGTCACATCAATATACCCCGGATTTTGATCGGGGACAATATTTGAGTACACCAGTACCTGTCCAACGCGTCCTGTCGCAGCTACACCTATTGCATTTACGATAGCGTCTGCTTCAACTCTTACGCTACCAACTCTTCCTGTACCAGCTACGCCACCTACATCAACATTCTGGTCAGTGGTGACTGAAACAGACCCAACCGCACCTGTCGATTGTAATCCAGTAACGGGAACAATTGCCTCACTATCTACGGAGACGGTTCCTACTTCACCAGTAGCTTCAAGACCTGTCGGGAAGACATTAGCTTCTCCAATAACAATAACGCCACGGTCTGTTTCGTTGATAATGTCGGTAGAGCCGTTAGTACCGTCAAAGTGTAAAAGTGAATTTGTGTCGCCATCTACTGCGTAATTTGCAGTCGGCTCTGTAAAAGAGGTGCCCCCATAACGAGCAACTGAAGACAACCGCAGTTCATCAATGTACCCATTGAAGTCACCAAAGCCGTTTTTACCAATAGCAAACACGCCATTATCGGGGCGGTTTCCAGTAGAACTTGATGCCTCTAAGACCCCGTTGATGTAAAGCCTGTGAACATTCCCCTCTCTTTCAACAGAAATCATAGTCCAGACATTTGGAGAAATTCTGGTACTAGATAAGAAGAGTGTCGTTGACCCGCCGACAACGCCTTGAACCTGATCTCCAATCAAATACACATTAAGCAGAGAGCTTGTACCTGACTGCCACAAACCTTTGTAGCCTGTAACATTTGTCGGACGAATCCACATATCTACTGTGAAGTCGCCAGAACTTAGGTCAATGTTGTTGTCAGAGGTTACAAAGTCGTCCGTCCCATCAAGCAGGAGTGAAGATGGGCCAAACTTAGCTTGGGCCGTGGAAAGCTGCGCGTTTCCATCTGCCGTAAATGCCGGGCCACCGCCCGTTGGTGTTATAGCCTCTGCGGAGACGCCGGTTACACTAACATTTGCTGTACCGGTAACGGTAACTGAGCCTACGGCTCCTGTTCCTGACACGCCCGTAACATTAGCGTTTGCATCTGCGGTAACCGTAACGGAACCTACGGCTCCTGTTGCGGTTAATCCGGTTACAGGAACGTTTGCATCTGCATTTACTGTTGCGGACCCAACGTTCCCGGTTGCGCCGGGCAAACCCTCATCTTCGCCCCACGCTCCACCGCCCCAACCTTGGCTAGAAGAGTTCCAGCCTTTAAATGCGACGGTAATGTCCGACATTACGCTATCCGAATAATTGCATTACTTGCATCAGCGGTCGGAAACACAACGGTGAAGTCGCCTGCGGTGGACGTTTTATCGCCACCGAAATCCAACACCACAACAGTCGGGTTCGTTACCGAAATCGACGTGGTATTAGGTGTCGTATTGTAAATAAGCGCCCCACGTGCCGTAATAGTGGCCGTAGTCCACGTTTCGTCAGCAAAATCGGTAAAAGCCGTCGTGCCAGACGTGGTGGGGTCTACATTCGTTAGTGCCTGACCGCCCGCAGAGTAACCCGTTCCCGAGACTTCGTTTGTAGCCGTGTAGGCTGTAGTCGAAGCATCAAAAGACGCACTATTCGTATAAAGCGCGATGTTAAAAGTATCGCCGTTGGCGAGATCAAAGTCATGTACACCAAAAAGAAGCTCTTTCTTAAAGGATGTACACATGAAGTTTCCTGAGAAAGCCATGTCACAGTCTCCTTATTAAGTCGGCAAGCTCCTTATGGCCTGCATCGGTTAACGCATTGTACACAGTGGTTCTATCACTTTTAATCGCTTCGCGCATGTAAAATTCTAAAACTTTAACTAGCTGCTTACGAAAGGCACGTGCTTGCGCCTGTATTGCAGGGGGTGCCGTGTCGCTTATAGAAATGACTTTCTGTGCGCAACGCTCTGCAACCTCCTCTGGAGTAAACCCACGATTGTTGGTGGTGTGTACTTCCACCTTAAAATCTGGATTTATGTTCAAATCAAGTGCTGGAATACTCATTGCTTGGGCCTTATCACCATACCAGTACGATACTCATCCGTTACTTCTTTTGCCTCCCCAAGCATCTTCATACCTTGGATCGCTTCCATAAATCGTTTCTCATACTGCTGCATCATGTCAGGCTCACCTTTCATATAGATGTAAGCCTCCATCAAACTGCCGTACAGCATTGCAATTTCTGCGTTTTCACTAAGCCAAGTAGTCCCAGAACCCGATCCCGCCGTCAAACTGGCCGGTCTATAGAAGTAATGAAGCTCTACCGCATAAGCACTATCCGGGGTAGGGCCCAAAATAAAGTTATCTACGTCAAAAACCGCATAAAACCGCGGGTTTCCGGTGGTTGTAGCGTCTGGATTGAACGTTTGTACAAAATCAGCGTCTTTGAACTCCAAAAATTGGTGATCGCTGTTCCCGTCCACAAAAGAAAGCGAAAAAGGCGCTAAAAAATCGCTTGGACAAGCCAAATACTTGTTAGAAGCGCTCATTGCACCGCTTACATTCTTGCGAAACAGGCTCAATTGGACGTTTTTGAGGATGCGCTCCTCAGCCTGACGGATAAAAACCGGCAAATTGGTTACGAACGATGTCTCGTCGTTTTCTGTGTAGTCCTGAATGGCCTGTTTTAGCTGATCGTATGTGAAACTCATGACGTACTCACCGTAACTGTGCCAACCTGACCGAAGCAAGGCACCGGTTTTAGGTTAGGGGCTTCAACGAGAGGCACACCGACAAATACATCTAGTGGCTCAACACGGTCAGGACGCGCATTTTGCAGCGCTTCAGGGTCCACAACCTTGCGGAAAGGCCCCAATTGCGGATGTTTGGGCTCGTATTCATCCGGACCCACAAGCAAACCGTTCCACTCGCGTTTCATTACCTTGTACGGGTAAGCGAAACCGGAGCGGTCAGATATAGCCCACGAGTTTTTTCCAGATGCAAACTTTGCCATTAGCCCGCCCTGTAATATTCATACTTCGGCACCACGTTGAAAGACGAACGATCTCTGTCCTCAGTGGCAGCCCTATCAAATTCTTCTTCATACACAGCTTTAAGCATTTGAACCCGGTTAGGGGCCCGCTTTAAAGCAATGTAGTAGGCCAGCCCTGCTGCCAAGCATGGATAGAACCGGAACGGTAAATCCATGGTGTTGGTGTAATCATCCGCATCGTCCATACGGGTCAATGCGTCGTATATCACCACGTCTGTACTGTTTTCTGGCACCGGCCAAATCTTTAAGTTTGGCGTCAGTTGGCGATCCAAAAAGAATTGGTTTGGACGGCCTTGCGTTGTTTTGTTCGGAATGGTCAGAAACTGGTCTCGGCTAAGACGTTCCAACGAATAGTCCGTGCCGCTGCGTCGTACAACGACAGATAAGACGTCAATAACATCGGTGCTTAGATCATACTCCCCATCCGCGGTGACCGTCGTCAACGACCGCTGCTTAATGGTCCATTGGTTAAGGCCGCGGTTAGCCCAATCAGCAAGCAAAAGATTGAGCGAACGACGTGCAGTCTTAAGGTCGTAACCAGTACGAACCTCCAAGCCACAACGCTC